TAACAAATTGTTTACAAATATATCTTATAAAAATCATTGAATAACTTAACATAATTTGCTATAATTAAAGTATCAATTAAAAGAGGTGATATTGTGGATAATAAAAAGTTTATAGATATTTGTATTAAATCTATACAGGATTATTTATTAGAACGTAAAGGTTTGGTAGTTTTTACAAAAGACATATATGTTGTATGGTCTTGTAAAACACTACAAAATAATAAGGCATTATTAAGCACAAATATTTCTGATGGAATGTATTATGAAATAACATTCAATGGTGATAAGAATGAGTTATACCTAGATGCTTATAAGAAACAATTCAATCAATGTATTAGGTTGTAAATTTAAGAGGCTTTAAGCCTCTTTTTTATTGTCAATTGAGTTAACAAAATTTTTACAACTAAATCAATAAAAACCTTGAAATTATAGGTATAAAATGCTAGAATTATGTTAAGGGGAATTATACCAAAATAAAAGAGAGGTGTCAAATTTGAAAGAATATATTGTAAAGCTTTCACTAGATGAATTAAGCACTATTGATTTATGCTTAGATACTAGAATGGTACAAGCTAAGAGCATTGATGAACTTGAGAAACTTTTTGACCTAGCTAACAAGATAAGGGGAGTGGTGGATAGTGAGGAATAAACATAACATGGGTTTAGAAACTTTTCACGCTGTGGTAGTTGAACCTTTTTATTATGAATTAAATTCTAAAAATTATAATATTGGTGATGATATATTTGTAATTGATATTTTAGGTGATAAGTATTTTTTAGAGAGTGATGTTATAGACATCATACCACGCAAAAACGTTAGGAGAGTGAGAAAACATGGCAAGAAAAAGATTAACATTAAAAAGTAAGAAAAAGCAAATTGAGAAAAAGAACTTTGAAAAGCAATTTAACAAAGCTGTAAAAAATGGAGCTTATATCTATTTAATGGACAAGGATATCCAAAAGAAAGCTATTAAATTATTAGGCTATGACAAATCTACACTTAACATAATAGTTGATATGGCGAGAGATACAGACTACAAAAGAAATGCTGACAGGTTTATTAAGAATGAACAGAAAAGAAAAGAAAAAGAAGAAAAAAGAAAAGAGAGGGAGAAAACAAAAGAACGCAAAAAGATAGTCGAAAATTTAAACAAATTAGACTTAACACATGAAAGTAAACAAAAGATTATAAGTGACACACATTTAGGGTTATTAAAGTTTGTTGGGAAAGAAGATGCAGAGGAAAACATCAGAAAGGAATTAGTTAATAAGGTTACTGATTTATTTTTTGGTGATGGTAGCGGTAAGGGAATATTAAAAGGAGCATTTCAAAGGAACTTACCAAAGGACAAAATAGACAACTTTGTAAATGAAGTTAATAAATTTATTATGTCATCAAATGATGCTGTATCAAAAGTATCTGATTTTTATGAAAATATAGATAAATACTTTGAGTTTATTTATGAGGAAAATATGGTTGAAAAAGGTTATTACACTCATGGGGTGCATGATGTTGAAATGGGTTATATATTAGAGGATTTATTAGCAACATTTAAAACGGGATTGAAACAATAAAAAATATAAGGAAGTGGAATTAATGAATAAACATTTAACATATGTCAACGAACATAGTTTACAAGTAACTGAATATAGCAAAATAGATAGTAAAGATTTAATATTTGACATTGAAACTTGCTACGTTGATGAAAAAATGTTAAATAAAGATTATCCACAAAAAGACAAGAAGAGAAAAGTTTGGGCGTTTGGATTAGGTGCTACAAATACAAATGATGTAATATTTGGGTGTGATTTAGACGAGGCTTTTTATACCTTTCAAATGATAGGATTTGAACAAGCTAAAAAAGAAAATATAAAGAAGAATAAAAATAAGAGAGTTATAACTTTAAGTGTTGCTGTTCATAATGTTGCTTATGAAATTAGTTATATGCAATATTGGTTGACTGACAATGGTTTCACTTATGTTAATCCTAGTTTACAGACTAACGAATTAGGAATTAGCAGAACCATTGAGAATTTTAAACCAATGACTTTTTCTATAGTGCAAACTGATAATGTTTATTATGGTTTAGAAGTAAATTTACCTAATACTTTAGAACTTTCAGACAAAGACGGTCATGTTAATACTTTTAGTGTAAAGGTAAAGTTTTGGGATACTTTAAAAATAGTTCCATGTTCTTTAGATAAAGCTTATAAGTTTTGTAATAACTTAAATGAAATGTTTTATAAATTGAAAGAAGAGTTTAATTATGATAAGATAAGAGAAGATAATCATGTTTTAACAGATATTGAAAGAAGATATCTTTATAATGATATTAGGATATTAAAAGAAGTTATAAATGATTACTTTTATAACTCACTTTTAAAATTTGAATATGAAGGAGAAGAGATTTACATAAGTTCAAATTGTAAAACAAGCTCTTCAATATCATTTAAATCAGCTTTAGAGATAACATATTTTGAAGATAGAAACAAGAAAAAAGCTTTTATAAATCAATTTGAGATTGAGGAAAGACAGATGCTTTTAAGCAAAATGGCTAGGGAAATGGAGAATAAAAGTTATGAAGGAGGTTGGACATGGTACAACCCTAAAGTAGTTAATAAAGTTGTGAAATGCAATGGGTCAAGCTTTGATATAAATTCAAGCTATCCATTTCAAGTTGAAAGTGCTTTATTACCTTATGGTATGCCAACTGAATACAAAGGATATGTTAAACCAGTTGATGGTGAAGAAGTAGCAATTTATAATATAGGTTTTGATTATTTTAGACCTAAGAGTAAAAAGTATGAATTACAAATGGTTCGATTAGGAGCAAAGAACTTTTCTGATACTGATTTACCTATACTTTATAGAGATAAATTAAATATGGTTCTTATGAATGGTAACTCTTTTATACACACTAATATAATAGATGACAGAGTTATTGAAATTTATCGTAATGGTTGCGAAAATTTATGTAATTATAATATGAGTATTACAAGTGTAGAACTTGAACATTTAACAAAATATTATGATTTTGGTTATTATGAAAATGTTGAGGTTGATGGTTTTTTATTTAAAGAAAAAGATAAGATTAAATTTAATGGTTTAAAGTTTGGTACTAGCTTAGTGTATAAAGCTGAAAAAGGTATTTTTTCAAACTTTGTAAATCACTTTTATAATTTAAAATCAGAGATAAAGCATAGAATAGATAAGGGCGAAAAATTAGATGCTCAATATTCGGCGATAAAAACTATACTCAACTCTTTTTATGGCAAGTTTGGGACAAGAACTACACGCACTATAGACTATTTAGTAAAAAAAGATAAAATATTTACATTCGATAGAGGTGGTAAAGAGAAAAATTTAGAAAGGGTTAAAAAGTTAAAAAATGAAAAAAGAAGAAACCAAATTTTAGCAAGTGGACAATATATTGAAACTTATGAAAGCGAACCTTTTTATAAACCCTTTGCTAGTTTTGTTACAGCATACGCTAGAGTATACCTTCAATCAATGATAATAGAAGGTTGCAGAGTTGAAAACTTTTTATACAGCGATACTGACAGCTTTTACTGTTCTATACCTAAAGAACAAGTAATTGAAGGTTTAAAGAAAATGGGTGTTGAAGTTCACCCTAACAATTTAGGGGCTATGGATAATGAGAAAAATTTTAAAGAGTTTAAAACCATAGGGGCTAAAAAGTATATGCTTAGAACTAATGACGGTAAAATAACTTGTAAATGTGCGGGTGTTCCAAAAGATGCACAAAAGATATTATGTAATGAAGGTTTTGAAGAGTTTAAATTAGGTAAAGAAGTAAAGGGTAAATTAGCACAAATAAAATGCGACGGGGGTCTTGACTTAGTAGAAGTTCAATATATAATAAAAGATTTAAGTTTAAGGAGGTAACATGGGTAAGTTTTTTGAAATAAAAGAGTTTATAGAAGAATACCCAAATCATTTAATACATTGTGTTATAGGTGCAAGGGGTGTTGGAAAATCATACTCAACTAAAAGATTGATAATAGAAGAGTTTTTGGAATATGGGAAACAATCTTTAATATTAAGAAGATATAAAAATCAAGCTGAAAGTATGGCAACAACATATTTTACAGATGTATTACAAAAAGAATTTCCAAGTGTTGAGTATGAATTAAAGGGTGATATGGGGTTTATAAATGGTGAACCATTTTGCCTATTTACAGGGTTAAATGGAAATAGTTTAGCTAAAGGTTCATCATTTCCCAACGTTTATTATATTATATATGAAGAAGTTATGCCCGAGCCTGGGGAGAAAATTATAAAAGATGAATATAAGAAATTAGAATCTATAATTGTAACAGTTGATAGATTTGAGGATAGAATAGAAGTAATATGTGTTGGGAATAATACAAGTTATTACAACCCTATTTTTGATACTTTAAAGTTATATCCTAGTACAAAACCGAACAGAGTTGTCAAAAATGAACTTATGGCAATTAAAACACTTGAAACACCCAAAGAGTTTAAAGAGTACGCCTTAAATTCTAAGGTTGGTAAGTTAACTGTAATGAGTGGTTCATCACGTTATAATATAGATAATGAAAATATTAGTAATGATAGATTTAACGTTTGTAGTAAAAAAGAATTATGGGACACCGATAAGTTAGAACCAGTTTTTAAGGTTCGTGTAGATGTGGACAAGGTAATTAAAATATGGAAGTGTCAAAACGATACAATGTTTTATTACTGGGTTGATAATCACAATAAAGGAAAGTGTGACGAATACTTTTTGGATTTAGATTACCAAACAGATGAAAATAAGCATATATCTTTATGTAATAAAGGGCTTATAAATAGAATCAATTTCAATAATAAGGTTGGGGCTGTTTTCTTTAATAATGCTGAAACAAAATTTTACTTCAATCAAATAGGATTATTTTTTAAAAAATAATGCAAAAAAGTGTTGACATAATATATAAATGTAATGTATAATTAACTCATAAGGAAAAACAAACCAAAACAACAAAAATATTTAAAATTAAAGGAGAGATTTTAACATGAAAAAATTATCAATTTTCAATTTAGGAAACAACGTTTCAAGTGGGGTATATTTTAGATTAAAGGATAACAGAGAAAAGGCTGTTATAACTTTCTTAATCAATAACATTGATGAGGTTGAGCTAGATCTAGTTCACCCAGTAAAATTAGCAGATGGTAGAGAAGTAAATGTAAAGTGTGTGGCTGAATTAGACAATGACTTAAAAGTAATCAAAGATACTTGTCCTCTATGTGAAGAAGGTTTCAAGATGTCAGAAAAGGTAGCTGTTAATGTTTACAACCATACTACTAAGAGTGTACAAATTTGGCAACTAGGTAAGACTTTAATAGAAAAATTAATTTTCTTAGCTGAAAAAAGACCCGACCTTATTAACCACACTTATGAGGTAACAAGATTAGGTGCTAAGGGTGATACTAATACTTCATATGAATTTGAGTATTTAGGTGCATCAGATAAGAAAGTATTTGAAGGTTTAGAGTTAATCAAGAAAAACGAAACAGTATATTATAAAGTATCAGATAAAGACTTAGAGAACTTCTTAATTACTGGAGATGAAAAAATATTTGAAAGAAATAAATAATTTAAAGGTGGGATAATTCCCACCTACTAAAATTAATATAGAGGTGAATAAAAATGGAAGAAAGTAGAGAGTTAACAGAATTAGAAATTAGAAAGGAATTAGCTTTAGAAAAAGTTAATGAAAAGAGATTACAACTTAATAGAGTAGTTTCTTTTATAAATCAAGAAGAAAAAGAGTTTCCAAAATCCAAAGAACATGATGCTGTAATGTTTGACACCCTTTTAACTTCTTTAGGAATAGAATTTAAAGTAACAGAAACTAAAAAGAGAACAATATTTCAATTAGCATAATGTAAAGTATACCCCCTTACTTAGCTATATAACGTAAATGATTAGGAAGTCACACGGTAGAACGTGCCTAACATTTTTCCACCTATGACCGTGGGCGTTGTATAGTGAAGTAAGGGGGTATAATATTTTGTAAGGAGGTTTTTAAAATGAGTAAAGAAATGACTCTTGATGATGCCCTTTTAAGAATTGTTGAATTAGAAGAAACTACAGAAAATCAGAATAATGTAATCAGAACATTAAATTCTGAAAAGGAAACTAATTTAAAAGAAATTGAGAAACTTCAAAAAAGTAACATGGAATTATTCCTTAAAGTTACTAGTAAACCAAAAGAAGAAAATAATACTGAAATTAAAGAAAATAATGAGTCAAAAATGGACAAGTTATTAAAAGAATGGGAGTGATAAAATGGCTGTCAAGGCAAATAAAGAAATTATGGAAGCCTTCTTAGAAGGGGCAACATCAGAAACTAAAAAAGTTTTAGAAGGTGTTAACTTAGCTGATGGTAGAGCAGTATCAGAACATTTGTTCAACTATCAAGTTGTAAAAAATGAGTTTATAAATACTTTAATAAATAAAATATTTATGACTCAAATACACTCTAAAGTGTGGAAAAATCCATTAAAAATATTCCACGGTGGTATGGAAGAATACGGTTATACTATAGAAGACATGTATGTTGAGGCATCACAAAAAGTAGGTTTTAATCAACATTTTAACGGTGGTGATGATGTAAAGGATATAGTTGGTTCTTTAGTCCCTAAAGTTTACACCAATTACCTTTCAAGAAACTTTGCTGACAAATATAAAATAACTATTTCAGATGTTCAATTAAAAACAGCGTTTAGAAATGAATATGGATTATCTAATTTAGTTAATAAATTATTAGAGGCAAATTTAAGAGGAGCTTATCGTGATGAATATAAATATATGAAAAATATGTTTTTCAAATATTGTAGTGGATTAAGCAATCAAGATGTTGGTTTAAGTGGTTCAGCTACACAAACTCAATATATTCAAGACTCTCAAGTTATTAAATTAAAAGATGATGCTAGTCTTGTAAAAAATCTTTGTAAATCATTAAAAGCTATGAATGATAGGTTACAATTTGAAAGTGATAAATATAATAGCGCTAAAGTAATGCAATTTTCATCTTTAAATGATTGTGTATTTATAACAACACCGGAAATGAAAGCTGAAATAGATGTTGATTATTTAGCAGATGTTTTTAATCTTTCAAAATCAGAGGTTCAGCAAAGAATTATATTAATGGACGAACTACCAACAACTATTAAGAGTGGTGATGCTGGGACTAATGCTCATAGTGGCGAAACTTGTATTGGTATGCTAGTTGACAAAGACCTTCTAAGATTTAAGGATTTTGTATTTGAAACAAGATATTTTAATAATCCAAACAACTTATCTACAAACTACTTCTTACACAAACAAGGTTTATGTGGTATAGTACCATTTTTAAATGCTATAATATACACTAAATCAGCATCATAATGAGGTGATTTAAAATGGAAAAGTTAACTAATAAAGAAATTTATGATAAATTAATTTCAACCATGCCCAAAGATTTGGGCAACTCTTTTCCTTCTTATGAAGAGGCACTAAGGTTGAATTTAATAAATATTGATATGAACAGTTTTATCGAAACTATATGCAATAAAATAGGAAAAATGTTATATATTGAGCAACATTTTTCAAATCCTTTCAATGAACTTTTTTATGGCGAAATGCCATTCGGTTATTCAATAGAAGAATTATTTTTGGAGGACTCGACTGTTCAATCTTTACTAGATGGTGATGAAAAAGAAGTTTTTAACTCTTCTTTACCAAGATTAAACGGTTTGGTTGCAAATAGTAGATTTGACAAAAAAGTTAAAATGACTCTTAGTGTTGAAAGATTAAAGTCAGCATTTTTAAAAGAGTTTGGGTTATATGATTTAATATCTAAAATGTTATCTAATTTAAAAACTTCTATGAGTAAAGATAAATACAAAGAAATAGAAAAAGCCTTAAAAGAATTTGTTAAGGGTTTAGACTCTAACGGAGAAAATCTTAATTTTAAACAAGTACCATATAAAGAAGTTGCAAGTTCAAACTTAATTGAGAGTATTGTAAAAATTGTAGAAGAATTTACTTTGCCAAGTGATAAATATAATCCTAGCAAATTTAATACACAATGTTTAAAAAGCGATATAATAATATTTGTGAAACCTGAAATTTATGCAAAGCTAGTAAGTACAGATAGCGTACTTTTAAGAGGTGAATATAATATTAGGTCTATTAGTAATTTACCAACTGATATTACTAATTTAACTACAAATACAACAATAAATACAGTTGCCTTAATTATGGATAAAAGATTAATGCCTATAATGTTGAATTACAATGGATTAGATAGAATTGACGACCCTAATAGTTTAACAACAAATTATTATTACTATGAGAATTATAGTCTACCAGTAAATACTTTTTCAAATTTTGCAATTCTAACAAGTGAATAAAAACGTATATTTTTATTCTTTACCTTATGTTGACCCCTCATATCAGAACCTTTTTAACTTTAAAAGTATAAGTAATCAAAATAATTATTTTTCTTCTAAAGTGGTGTGGGTGGGTCAATATAACATAAAGGTAGAGCCTTCCCGTGTAAGTTTAGTGGTAGACAAACCTTACGGGTGGTTTATGGAGAATAATATTAATTATATTTCAGCCTATGATACTAACATGAAAAATATTTATTATTTTATAGACGACTTTGTTTATAAAACAGAAAACTCAACACTATTGGTAATATCCGTTGATGTATTTCAAACCTATCAATTTGACTTTGAAATTTTAGAAAGTTTTGTTGATAGATGTCACGTTGATAGATGGGACGGAGATAACCCAACGAATGAATATGAAAGTGAAGATATTTCTTACGGTGAAAATATCATGCTAGAATATGAAAAAATAGCTGATATGGGGCGTGGTGTTGTTGTTACTTCTACAGTACCTTTGGGAAAAGTTGAAACAAATGTTGGTGGTGGTTCTGACGGAACTGGTTCAGCAAATGGCGATATAGCAAATGGAATAATATCAGCAAATGGACTTTTATTTGTAAAACAAGAAGAGGGTTTTGCAGAATATGGAGCATATTTTAATGGAGAATCTTTTAAAACTGGTGGATATGGTGTAACTGAAAATTATCAAACTAAATATTATAGACAACTAGAACCATTCCCAGTATCAGAGGAAAAAGCTAGTCAAGTTACTTATGACCTTTTAAATAATGAATTTGGTATACCCGTTAAAAATGCTATGCTAAAAGCTAATATAAATTTAAGTGATATTCCTATATATCAATTTGATGTTTGGGTATCAATCGCATTTAACTATGGAATGGGTGGTTTAAGTGGATTAAATGCGTGGCAAATGTTTTTAGATAATCCAAAAGATACGAAAAATATTGCAACAGCGATAAAAAATTTAAAAGCAAATCCAAATAGAAGGCAGAGAGAGGGGGCATTATTTGAAAGTGGTGTTTATCCTCAAAGGCAAATTTTAAAGTACGGTCAAAATGGTCAAATAGTTGGTTATACAGATGGTAATGGTTGGTTGCCTAGTGGTAAAAAAGATGGAAAATATGTTGATAATGATGCAGGGTCAAACTGGTTAATCCCAACAACAGGACAGATAAGTGCATATTACCCGCAAGGTCAATTAATTGCATTAAGTGGTAATACTGGAAACTCAAGTGGTAACCATTTACATTGGGAGATTAGAAACGAAAAGGGAACAGTTGTTGCAAATGGTGTTAAAACTGTTAACCCTATGCCAAACTATAAGGTAGGTGACAAAGTATGACAATAACTAATAAAGATTATGATACGTGGGAATCCAAAATGTATGGTTTACCATATGCCGTATATAGTTACTATATTGACTCTACCGTGGCGGGTGAAAACACGGCAGTTATAGGTGCAAGTGGTGATAATGTTTTTAGTGTTGTTTACACACCATTTCTTGATATTTCTGATTTAGAGTTAGAAGAAATTCCATATGATAATAAAAGGTTTGGTAATATTTCTGAAATTAGACCCGAGATTAAAGCAAATCCTCACGTTTTCAGAATCAAAAAATTATTAAAAGGTTCTAAATTTGTAGGTGAGTTTGAAACTTACAAAGTAAAAAAGAGTGTAGGTGGTAAAAGAAATTGGAGAAATGAAAGTAAATTATATAATTATCCGTACACTTATTTAATGCTAAGTGATGGCATAAATGACCCTATGATTTTAAAGCCTCAATTTTGTTCAATTCCTAATTGTTCCGTTGGTGTAAAATTATCTGTTTCAGACAGATGCTCCTATGGAATATTTGTTCAAACCTATAAGGGTGATACAGACGGAATGACAGAGGCTTTGGTATCAAATGATGCACTTGAATTGCCTTGCACAAGTTCAGCATATGCAAACTGGGTTGCAACTTCAAAAAATCAGACAGCACAATCAATTCAAAATACTGTAAATCAAACAATTTTGAATGATAAGATAGCAAAAAATAACATGAATTTAGGTATAGCAAATAGTGTTGTTGGTGGTGTTGCAAGTGCGTTTACTGGTAATGTTGGCGGTGTAATAGATAGTGTCTTTGGTGGGGTTGGTTCATACATGGATAAAAAACATACGAATATGCAGAGTCAATTAACTAGAGAATCAGCTATCAGTTCAGCTTTAGCAACAGCGAACGACATGAGGTCAACACCTAACACTCTACTTAGTCAAGGTTCAAATATAATTTATGGGTTGCGTAATGGTGGTCAAGAGTTAAGACTTTATAGGTATGGTTTAACAGAAAGATATTATGAAAAAATAGGTGATTATTTTGCACAGTTTGGATATAAGCAAAATAAAATGATGAAAATTAATATTAATTCAAGGTATTATTATAACTATATAAAAACAATAGGAATTAATATAAAAACTAATAAAATTCCTAATAATTACTTAAATATCCTCAAAGGTATTTTTGACAATGGTACTACAATATGGCATACTGATAATGACGGTGTCGAAATTGGTAATTATTCTATGGATAACAGGGAGGTATAAAATGAAAATAGGTATTAGAGATGGTCATAGTCCAAATTGCAAGGGGGCTATTGCATTAAGAGATGAACAAGCTTGTATGAGAATTTTATGTACAGAGGTCGTTGAAGTTCTAGAAAAACACGGACATGAGGTAGTTTATTGTGGTTCTAATGCTAGAACAGAAAATGGTGAGTTAAGTGAGGGAATAAATAAAGCTAATTCCAATAATGTTGATATATTTATATCACTTCATATGGACGTTTCAAAAGAACATAAAGCTAATGGTACGTGTTCATTTGTAGCAAAAGGTGCAAGGAAATCAATAAGAGATATTGCACAAAGATTAGTTGATAACTTTGAAACTTTAGGTTTACAAAATAGAGGTGTAAGGGAAAGTAATTATAGAGAAATGAGAGATGTTAATGCCCCTAACATAATATTTGAAACTATGTTTTGCGATAATGAGCATGACATAAACGAAGTATGGTCACCAACACCATACGAAAAAATGGCTTTACTAATTGCAAATGCTATTGACCCAACTATCAAAGAAAATGAACTTTATAGGGTTATTGTTCAATATTTTAACAGCAAAGAAGATGCTGAAAACTGTCAACAAGAAATTGCTAAAAGATGGTATTGTTTTGTAGAGGAGTGTAATTAATGCAAGAAATAATAAATATAATAAATAGCGTTGGGTTTCCCATAGTTGCGTGTATGATAATGTTTAATCAAAATAGTAAACTATCAAATGCAATTTCAGAGCTTAACATAACATTAACAAAGATACAATCGGATATTGACAGCTTAAAAAATAATCAAAAACAAGGGGAATAAATTTCCCCTTTTTTAAAAAAGGTGGTGATTAAATGGGGAAAAGAAAATCTATAATATCTCAAAATCCTAATATTTTACTAAATGAAAATGCAATATGTGATAATCAAACAAGACTATTTTTACACTATAAACTTATGGCTTGTAATAGGTTTAAGTGGGAGAACTTACCAACTGGATTAGAAAGTAGACATATTGAGGACTTTTTATTTGAAAATGGACAATGTTTTTTCTTTAAAGATGATAAATTGGGTTTAATGTGTTTACCGTGTCATGGATTAGGTGATTTAAATATCTATGGCGATAATATCAAATTGAGTATAGTTTCAAGAAATGGCAAATATCAAACCATCTTAGAAGATGGTAAAGATGGTATAAAAATAAGAGCGAACGACTTATGTTTACCAACTTCTCATTTTATTTCTCATTATGCTCAAAAAATGGACGATATAGAAACAGTAATAAAAAGAAATTTAAAGCAACAAATGAAACCTTTCTTTGTTACAGCTACAAATAATAATTTATTGTCAGTAAAAAATATTGTGAATGATGTTGACAATGGGAAAGAGGTTGTTATCTTAGATAAAGATTTAGGGGAACAGGGATTTGACGGTTTTAAAATGCTACAAACTGGGGTTATTTATTTAGTTGATAAATTAGAAGACGAAAGAAAATCAGTAGAAAGTGAACTACTTTCATTTTTAGGATTAGATAATGCAAATACAGAAAAAAGAGAGCGACTTTTAGTTGATGAAGTTAACGCCAATAATGAATATATTGAGACTAACTTAGACATGGAATATAAAACTAGGTTATTAGCTTGTAAAATGATAAATGAAAAATTCGGAACTAATATAAAAGTAACTAAAGTTGTTGATAGTTTTGGGGGTGATGAAGATGGCGAAGTACACACTAGAATTAAGGACATTAGAGAATAATTTATTTGACTTTGATTATCCTTACTATGAAGAAGAGGCAAAATGTTACTTTGAAGAAAAATTCTTAAATCATTATTATTTCCATGAAATAGGATTTGAAACTATAGCAAGGTTTAAACAACAACTAAGAGCATACCTTTTAAGAGTTATGCCATATTATCAGCAACTTTATGAAATAGAGTTAAGATGTAAAGACATTGACTTTATGTTAAATAAAGACTTAAAAGAAACTTTTATTAGGGAACTAGAAGAGAATGAAATAAATAATTTATTAACTTCACAAAATGAAACTGGTAACACTTCTACAAATATTAATAATAATGAAAGCAATAACTCAATTAATAATACAAAAGAAAGTTCATTAGCTGATGGTGTTTCGAGTTCAAAAATTGCTGATGGATATTTAACAAATTCAAGTCAATCTACAGATGCTTATGATAGTAATAGTAGTACAATAAGTAAAACAGATAATAAGAGTAATTTAAATATAAATAATACAGGTGATAAAAATAACAAACAGAAAGAAAAAACAGAGTTAATTTCGCAGGGTAATATTGGGATCACTTCATCAGCAGAATTAAAAGAGAAATGGCAAAGTTGTTTAAATAACATAGATGAACAGATTATATTAGGTGCTAGAAGTTTATTTATGTATGTTTATTAGGTGGTGAAATAATGATTATAATTGATAGAAATAAAATAACTGTTAATCAGTTTGATTTGTGTATCTTAGATTTAAAACTATGTGAGTACAATCTAAAAGAAGGTGATAAAATAGAAATTAACATTGATGGTGAAATAACAATACAAGATTATAATAATCTTGATATTCAATTTAATACAGATAATAAAGGTGTATTTGATTATTCAATAACTATTATTCAGCAAGGTTTTGCAAGAACTAAAGTTATTCAAAATAAAATCGAGGTGATATAATGGCAAGATTAAATTATAAAGAAGTTTTAAAAGGTGATAAAGGTACAACATTCACCCCTCATGTAACAGAAGAAGGATTACTATATTGGAAAAATGATGGAGGCTTAATTAATCCTACACCCGTAAATATACAAGGTAAACAGGGTGAACAGGGAGAAATAGGTAGATTAACAAAAGAACAGGAGCAAAAAATTGATAGAGTTATAAATGATTATAATGATGCCATATCAAATTTAACAAATGGAAATGAAAATGCAACAAATTCTGAAATTGTACAGGCTAGAAATGGAGAAGTGAATTTAAATAGAAGATTAGACAAATTTGATTCACAATTGGAACATAAAGTAAGTTATCCAGTTTTAGATTGGGAAAAAGTAGAAGGTATAGACTTTGTAAAAGATATTACATTCCCTTATGGACATGTCAAGAGATATGGTGCAAAAGGTAATGGTGTTGATGATGATAGCAAATACTTCCAAGATTGTTTTAACGTTTGTTCTTCTGTTGGTCAAAAGATACTTGTAAAAGATGGTATTTTTGTAATTAAAAATAGTATTAAATTAAAAAAGGCTTATGATGGTAATGATTTCTCTGAATACAATGTCGAAGGTGATGTTTTAACAATTAATAGACACGACCAAAATACTAAAATTGATAGTAGAAAAGGTGTTATATTATGTGATTGCGATTTATTTGAGGGTTTAGACTTTGAGGATTATAGATTTTCAATGAGAAATGTACAAGTAAAATTTTTACAAGAAAATAAATATACATTATTGAAAAATGTAGCACTTGTTAATTCTTTTATTGAAAAAAATTATATTATTTACGCTAAAACTATATTAAATGGTTATATGAAATATTTATGCAAAATAAAAAATAATCATTTCCATTTTATAGGTTGTTTAATTTTATGTCCTAGTGAATATGTTAGTGTTGACTCATACATTGAAGATAATTACCTTTTAGGTTATAGAGATAGTAATCCTTCAATGATACAAGCTCAATTAGACCAAACTGTTTTTATTATTAATAACTTTATAGACCAGTGGAAATTCGTGTTTTCTACTTACGACGACCCTAATGGAATGATAAAAACAGGTTATTTTATGAATAATGATGTTAATATATGTTTCAGGTTGATTGAAACAAATTTACAAATTGACTTCTCTGTTATTAGTAATAATCATTTTATAAATTGTAATAAAAAAAGAGGGTTGGAATTATTCGCTAATGCCAGTGATGACATGGTTAATGGTAAATGGGGTGGTGTTATTTATGATGATAGGACTTCAAGGCAAGGGGTTTCTAATATAAATACATTAATATTAACAAACAATGTGCTTTATGAGTCAGATTGTTTGTTATATTATGTAAGCACTTCATTTTCATCTAAGAAGATACTTAAAGAACTAGAAGAAGTAAATAATGTTAATGCAAATATAGTATTTGAGCAAAACGCAGACTACAATGCTTTTAAAAAAGTTAAATTAAATAGTCTTAATTATAGTGAATATGAAGAACTTCCAAATTTATACAATTCATCAAACAATTCTTTTAGTTTTTTTGAAAATTGTTTTATATGGGTAAATGGTGAGTTATATATTTCAAAAGTTATTTCCAATAATCCTGTATGGAAAAAAATAAATCTATCTTAGTTTGCAATAGATTTATATTGCGAACTACAAATTAGAAATATAAAGGTAATATTAAGAGGTGTATAAATGTAAGATATTCCAATCAGTGATAATAAAAGATAAAAATAAACCTATTAATATGAAAATTAAAAAATATTTTAATTTATGATAGAACCTTAGATGATAACGAAGTAGGTTTTATGTTTGGAGGTATAAATGAATAATATAAATAAATTAAACCCTATTGACCTTAATTGTAGCATCTTTACAGTTTATGATTACACAGGTTTATCCATGCAAGAAATTTTATGTCAATTCTTTAGTAAAATAAATGAATTAATTGACTCACAAAATCAAGTAATAGATTTAACAAAATGGTTAATAGGACAAGGATTAAAGGAAGAGGTTGCTAAGCAGCTTAATCAATGGTTAATTGACGGTACTTTAGCTAACATAATAAATGAAACAGTATTCAGAGATTTAAATAATAAAATTAATAGTATGAAAGATGAAATATCATCATTTAAGGAAGAAGTCAAAAGTGATTTTACAGAGTTAGAAAATAATATAAATGATGATATAACAGCATATAAAGAAACGTTAAAATCTATGATAGATAAATTAAGTTATTTATGTACTTCTAAAGAAGGTATTGGAAGGGAAGTAAATCAAGCAATAGCGAATGGGTTTAAGACTATAAAGATATATGGTCAAACATATGAACTTGATGAACCCATCATTTTAAAAGATGATGTTGAGATTTATGGAGATAAAAACACAATAATTATAAATAACAATGATACTCCAATTATAAAAACAAGTGGTATTTACAATGAATTTGTAAGCAACTGTTATTTACATGATTTACACTTAATAAAAAATAAAGCCACTAATCATTGGCATTTAGATTTATGTAACTTAAATATGAGTAAAATTGAACGTATTCGTTGTGAAATGGGAGCTGAATATCCGATAGATATTGTAGGTGGTTTGTACGTATATTATAACGGCGAATATGTTGGTGAAGGTGGAGCATATTCTTTATGTATGGATAAGTTAGACTTTAGAAGTTGTTCCGTGAAAATTGGAATAACAGACTGTTACCTAACAAATTCTAATATATGGGGTAAGAATCGTAAATATGCTTTGTGGATAGCATCAAGTTCACAACAAATAGATAATTGTCAATTTGTTGGTGGTTCATGGGGTGGTGGAATATACATCAAGAATGAATCAAATTATGATGTTGAAATATTAAAAATCACAAATTGTTATTTTGATGGTAGTTACGCTAATATTGATACTTATAGTGGTATATATGCTGAAAAGTTAAGAAGTTCTGTAATTACTGGAAATACATTTTGGAGGCAAAAAGATTGCGGGTTAATACTGGTTGACCCAAAAGCGTGTGTTATAAGTAATAATGCATTTGAAGATAATGGGACTAAGAATTTAACTCTTAGTGATAAAAATGTAGAAGGTGGATTATATGATATTAAGTTAACTGGTGTACTAGAATCAAATATAATTTCTAATAATACATTCGCTAGTTATGACAATTATCATATTAAACCTAAAGCAATAGACGTTTCAGCATCAAGCAAATGGGACAATAATGTATTTATGAATAACATAATATTCAATAATGGTCACTATGATGCTAGTCCATTCAATGGATTTACTTCTCTTGGTTCAAATACTCTTATGAATAACGGTTGTTATGGTTCATGGTTACAAGAACATAAAGGAAGTGAATAAGAAAAAAGAGGGTTTATTTACCCTCTTTTATTCTTTCTTTTATATCCTCATAGAAATCAATTTGTTTTTCTAGTTGATTTATGTTATCATAAGTATCACTATAGTTTTCAAAAAACATTTTCTCATATGATATTCTTGTATTAAGTTCTTGTATTCTTGTATTTAGTAAATCATTTAATACAATTTCTAAACCTTCTTTATCTTTACATTCATAATTTATAAAGTTGTCAATAAATTTTTGTGTGTAGCGTGACCTTATTAATAATGTATAAATCATATCTAATTTGATTTTTCTGTCGTAGTCTTCTAATAAAATACATCTTTTAGAATCTATTTTTATTAAATTTAATAATGATTTGAATTTCATTTTTATTCACCTCTTAATATAATATACAGCTTAAAAACATTACAAATAATAAGCTTGATATAATGAATATTGAACTTGTTAAAAATGTATTGTTGTATAAAAACATAAATGATATACCAACTAATATTCCCATGATAATGACTAGTAATAATTGAATCAGTTTCTTAATCAATGCTATCACCTTCAATCTTAGGAAAACAAACCCAATTATTATGATGATAAGCACTAAACCCAACGTGAGAGAAATTTAATTTTAACTCTTTATTATCACACGTTATTTTTACACCTGTTTCTTTGGTGTTTACATTACCTTTTATTAAACAACATAATAAATCATTACTTTCACTTATTGCAACCTCAATAGTTATAACTTTTTTCATAATATCACCTCTTTATATAATATAAATAACCTAGAATGAATAAATTAAATAGTAACCAGTAACATATTAATTTTAACACTTTATCACCTCTTTAAAGGAAGGTGGACTATGCCACCTTGAATTTAATAAATATATAATAAAGTTTCTATTTGTTCTTTCCTTGATTGAGCTATTTTAGAATGTTTAAGCTCATCAGTTAAATATTTTAACATTCTTTCAATTCTTTGTGATAAATTATAAAACTCTTGATTAGATAAATTAGAGCCTGTATAATAAAGTTCCTCAATTAATGAATTACATCTCTTAATAACTCTATCTATTTTGCACATTTTAACCACCTCTTATTTGATTTGTTTTGTTTGTACCTTATGTCTATATTATAGCAAATTATGTTAAGTTATTAAGAGATGTAATTCATTAATTGAGGAACTTTATTATACAGGCTCTAATTTATCTAA